TTTGGGTTTGCTTGGCGTGTACCCGCCTGCGGCCTGCGATCCGTAGTACCCGGCTTGGGAGATGTTGCTGAGTGCTGATCCGTAGCCTGCCATCAGAGTGCCTTTGGATTGGGACATGCCTGCGCGTTGCTCGATGTCGGCTTGGCGGAGATTGATTCTGTAGCCTGCGCCTGCGGTTTCCTCTGCGAACTTCGCATCGTCCAAGCTCAACTTCGCGGCCTTGGAACTCATTACCGAGGCAAAGGTATCAGCGTTGAAATTGAAGTCGCCGATGATGTCGTTGAGTCCGGCCTCGCGGCGTTTCTTGTTCGTCTCCAGATTGGCGAGGAGTTTCGTGTCGTTGACCTGCATTTCGTAGAGGTTGGCGGTATCAGCCAAAACAGCAAGAGGCGAACCTTCCGGGGTGACGCCGCCAGCGGCGAACTGACTGCGTTGGAGACCGAGGATGCGATCCTTCTCGGCGCGGATTCGGCCTGCTTGGTCGCGGGCTTGCGCGTCCTGTGCGGTGGCCTGCGCTCGCAGTTGGTCACTCTGCTGACCGAGCATCTGGCGGTTCATCTGCGCCTGCTGACCCTGCGCGTCTGCGTTAAATCCTGCTATCTGTGCGTTAAATTGTTCGGCCTGCGCGGCACGTTCCCCGGCGAGGCGCTGCCAAGAGGCATTCTGCTCCGCAGCCATGCGGTTGTACTCGGCCATCGCGGCTTGCGAGCGAGACTGCTCACTAGCCGAATAGATCGAGACGCCTGCGGAGGCGACTGCGGCGGCGGTGGCGGCGATAGCAAAATATGTTGATGTAAGGTATGCCATTTTAATTCAAGAATTGAACTAAGTGAATCATATTTTCTTCGGTTCGTTTGAATCCCGTTTTTTCGTAAACCTTAGCGAGCGACTCCTGTTTGCAAGTGGTCAGCATGATGGTGTATCCCATGTCCTTGGCTCGGTCTCGCAGGAATGAAACGACACACTTGATTGCCTTGTAGACCTTCTTTGGTGCGGCTTCTGGGTCTGCCACCATCCACTCTAAAATTGAAACTCCACAACTATTGTCGAGGTACACCCATCCCGATGCGACAGGTTTATCATTGAACAAAGCCATCACGCCAAGCTTTGGTAGAAATGCCTTATGCAAAGCTGGCCACCCATGCCCCTCCCACCATCCGGCTACGGTCTCGTAATCGGTTTCTGGGTCAAACATTTTGAGGGTAGGCACTATGTCATTCATTTCCGTAGGTGTCCCAGACAGGTTCGATGGCGAGAATACACATTGGGTATGGGTCACTTTGCTGGACAGAAACATCGGCGTCGAATCCAAACGTGCCTGCCGTCAAGATTTTTTGATCACCCGTAGTGAGGGTGCTGGCGAGGTCGTACCACTGCCCGGCATTGACCCGCACTTCGCCGCCTTGGCTTTTGAGCGTTCTGACGACGACCTTGTGGATGCGCTTCTTGCGGCCTTGCGATGACCCGTCTTCCAAGTCCATGTCGAGCTTCATCGGAGTGAGGGTCGAGATGTAGGGCAGGCCGACATAGCCTGCGGTGGTAGCGGGAACGGTGACCGCTCCTCCAGACACGACAGCAGTGCCGGTGAGTACTCCATTTTGCACAATGGTGACGCTCTTGCCATTGAGGTGCGATAGACCTGTCACGCTGCGGTTGGCAGCGCCAGAAGCAAATGCCACATGCCCGTCGAGGTAGCGGTATGAGGCGGTCGTTTGGTCGTCGAAAGCGGTGCGCCACAGCAGCGGGAATCGCTCAATGGTGCGGTAGGTCGCCCCAGACACGGTGCGCTTCACGACCATCCAGACTTCGTCCTCTGTGCCGCTGCCGTAAATGGTGGCGACCGACTCGACATCAGCATTGTCGGCGATGGTGTGGCGATGCCAACCCACCACTTTCTGGTCGCGCTCGTAGGTCATGCCAATGAGCGTGCCATCACCTCTCACGCACCAGAGAATGGCGTCCGGCTGCTGCTGGTAGGCGACCTCGACGATCTCGCCGACCGTGATGTGTTCCGCTAGGAGTGTCAGATCGGGTGCGACCCAACCGTCTTTGTTGAGTTCGTAGACGAGTTCGCGCACCTTGCGACCGTTGCGTTGGACGAAGAGAAGCACATCGTTGACCATCGCGGCTCGCATGTATTTGCTCCCGTAGCTGGCCTGCCTGCGGGTCTTGACGTTTGTGGCCGAGAGCGCCGAGGCGGAATCCGCTGCGCCAATAGTCCACTCGTCGCCGGATGTTCCGACGAGCATTTCACTTTGCGAGAACATCCAGTTGATGCGGTTGCCTTCCGAGGCGGCGAGCGTGAATTCCACGGCATCGCTGGCATTGACTCCGAGTTCAAAGTTCTCAAAGTCGCCAATGGCACTGCACCAAATCGTGTTCGGTTGCGCCTTGGTTCCGCCGAAACACAGACGTTGCTCATGCAAACAAACCGAGCGAGGGTATCCACTGGTTGCATTGAATGCCCCATACTGCCAGAACTTCGTCTTTGTGCCAGTGGCAGCGAGAGGTCCGAGCCACTTGTCCACGTTGATTTCCACCTCTTGTGCGATGGTCGCGACCCCGCCGATGATATTGGTTGAGCTATCGAGTCGGGCATTGGGAACCTGTTGCGTGGTGAATTTGTTGGTATCAATTTTATCGGCTGCGGGTAGGTCATACCTCGCCATAAAATACTTATCCGTGTTAGGCACTTGGACGTACATGCCTCCTAAAAAAGCCGAACTTGCTGTCCATTGATCGGCTTCAATTCGTTCCCAATAAAGCAACGCATTATTCAGTACTTGATTTTTTGGAACCGCTTGTTGCGCCCGCCACAATCTCCCTCTTGTTATGTTTATAGCGGAAGATGCATCAAGGACATAGTCGCCATATTCGTAAACTGAAGTAGTATCCCACACTTTTAATCTGTTAATGGAACCTAATGGAACTTCATCGTCGCTGGTGATCTCCTTCCACTTCGTATTGTCATACAGATCGTTGGCGGCTTTATGCTCCAGCATGCAATAATAGGTCTTGCCAGAATCGTAGACGAAGTCGCCGACTTTGTAGGGGGTTGACATTGCCCATGTGGTCGCGATCTTTTGCGCGTTGGTGATAACGATTTTGAGGCCGCAGAGACTATCTTCCGTTCCACTTGTGATGATATTTTTGTCGTTGTCCACGATGTATTCGCGGACGATTTCCATTTGCGTGAGATTCTCTGGATAAACATTGCGGTAGCCAGTGAGCGTAGTCGCAGGAGAAATGTTGTATCGGTAGGTGTTCGTGGCAACGGTATGAATCGCAGCGTTTATTTGCTTGTAGTCGCCTTTAAATGACACCCGGTCATCGCTATCGTAACCGTGATTGGGTTGGTAGACCTCTATGGTCGTGGTGGAAACTGGGTACGCAAGGCCCGCTCTGACTCCTGCCTGCAAGACCTCGGCAGGCACGCGCAGGATTTGGATCGTTGCTCCCCATGTGCCAGAGGTCTCAAAGTCCCATGCCCCGTCCACAAGCAGGATGTCGCTTTCAAAGTTGCCGACAATTTCGATCTGCTTGTACAAATTGGAATTCTGCCATTTGAGTTCGATCTGCGAACCGACATACCCCTTTAATGACTTGCTTGCCCAAAAAATTCCCACTTCGTTGGACGCCAATGGAAGCGACGAGAGATTCCCGGCTGCAATATCAGCTTTAAATGTGGTCGAGGTAAAATCTTTTAGTGCTGTAAAAGTAGTGGTTGATGAAACCTCAGTCCATTTTGTCGCATCAAAAGTCAACCCAGAGGTATGGGCAACTTTGCATTTGTAAGATAGGACAGAGTTGTTGTTGTATACCCAATCACCTACAGCATAAGCAACTGAAGCAGTCCAATAAGGCGGTATAATCGATGCGTCTTTTAAATATTTATTTGCAGAAAAATAACTAAAATCATTAACACTTACACTCAACTTCGTCTGATTATCCGAGCTATCGAGAAGTGGTGGGTATTCAAATTTGACCTCCGCGAAAGTCCAGTGGGTATCCAACACCCGAGTGAGTTTGTATGGCGGGTAGTTCGCGTGCGCGAAATACATGATGTCGTTGACTTGGGCGATCTGGATTTCGCGCAGGTCACCTATCAAAAACGGAAACACAGCATACGGAGTGGCGAGTTCCGTGCTGCCGCTAGAAATAGTCTGCAATGCCCCAGAGGGATTCCAGACGCGCAGGTAGCCCACGCCAAGCTCGATCACGAAGCGGGTCGTGGTCGAGAAGTTAAACCCTATCAACCGACTCTGCGTGGCCGAGGTTTTCGTCGTGCCAATGTACTGCGTGCCGGGTCGGCGGATGGCCCCTCCGTAGGGCATGATCACGAAGTTCTCCAACGTGCGGCAGGCCGAGCGATATTTATCCAATGACGTCCGGGCGTCCACCATCGGCGAGACTTCACCGGCGTTGAAGGATGGATAAAAATCGAATTTCGGCATGTTTTACTTTCGGAGGTCGCGGACGACTTTGACCAACGTGGCGAGGCCGACTGCGAGGCCGACCGTGACCGAGGCGAGGCGCATCCCCGCTTCCAAGTGCGGGAGCAGGGAGTACGCCGCAGCGCCAATGGAGGTCACGCTGCCGATGAGGCCGCAGGCTGCGGTCTTGAAGTTCTCCATGCTCATGAGTTGGATTGAGCGATGAGTGACCCAACGATGCTCGTCGTGGCGCACTGGGCCAGCCTATCGGTATTCAGCAGGTCTGTTTTCGCTTTGATGGCCGTGATGTTTGTGCTGACCGAGCTTGCAAGTCTGCTGGATACCGTCGTGTCCAGATTGGCGAGTTTGGTGCTGGCGCTGTCCATCTCTTGTCGGATTTGTACGGCTGACGGGGCGTTGCCTGCGCTGGATACGGCGGCATCAAGGCGGGCCAGCTCCACGGCTAACTCGGTGCGGATCGCGGCGGCGGTTAGGACTGCTGTGCCAGTGCCGGACCCTACAGGGACTCCCAGCGCAACTGACCCTGCGTCTGGAACGGCGCATGTGCCTGTCAGATTTCCGCTCGCGTAGACCGTGCCGCTGCGGACATCGCTGGGGACGGCTTGGCCGAGCGAGTTGTCGGCGGTGAACATATCGACATAGGTTCCGCTTCCGTTTAGTGCGTATTGTGTTTTAGCAAGTGCCGGAGTGGCCAGCATGATGAATCTAACGGCATCGACAGGCAGATTGCCGTTACTCGACGATATTAAGCTGCCGGATATCCGATTTGTTCCCGCGCGAGAGGCAATAGCCGCCGCCATATTTGTTGCGGTAATTGCCCCGCCAGTAACCGTCAGCGTTCCGGTTGAAGCATTGTTGATTCCGTAAGACGTAACACCACTGCTGACTCCACCTGTTATACTGCCTGTTAAAGTGATAGCCCCGGTTGTTACATTGTTGATTCCGTGCGGAGAGTTTGCACTGCCGGTGCCGCCGGTAGAGTTGCCTGTCACCGTGACAATGCCTGTGGAATTGTTGTTGATTCCATGAGCTAAAATTGATGATCCGCCGTTTACATTTCCGGTTACATTTACTGATCCCGTTCCCGTGTTGTTGAGGCCAAATGTGCTGTTATTGCTTCCGCCAATGATATTGCCTGTCACAATTAGAGTTCCAGAAGCAGAGTTATTGACGGCAACAGCACTAGCCGCAGTCCCGGCCGTGAGGTTTCCCACTATGGTTGCCGTGGCGGGTGAACCCGCAGAAAAAGTAAGGCAATTCACGGTGTTAGTCGCGCTCTTGTTAGTGACGTTTGCCGTAAGCGTGACGCCGTTGTTGAGAACGTATGTTCCAGTTCCCGCATTGCTCAACTCGGTGCAAGTCACGTTTGCCGTGATCGTAATAACGTGCGTGGTGGAAGCTCTCGCCTCGTCCGCTGCGCCCGGCACAACTCCCCCGACCCATGTCGCGCCAGCGTTAAAGTTGCCTGTTGCGGCAGATAGTATGAGGGCCATGGCTTAGAGTCCTTTCGCTTGGAGGTAGGCTTGGAGTGCGGCTTGGATCGCGCCCACGGCTTGCTGGGTTGCTTCGTCGCTTCCTGCCAGTGATCCGAGAGCGATGCCGATGGCGGCAGAGTCGGCGGTGATGACTTCGCCGTCCTCGATGCGGGTCGGGATGAGGCGCATGGCGACATTTGCGTCACTGGAGCCATCACCGTTGTATTTGCCTGTGATGGCGAGGTTGATCGAGAATTTGTCGTAGGATTTGCCGTCGATTTGGAGTGGGTTGGTAGCGTTCATAGGTTATGCGTAGGTGAGGTTTTGTTTGTTATTCCAAGCTCCGATGGCGGAGCTTTCGGAGACCACGTCTCCATTGTCATTGGTTGTTGTTTTGGTTATGTCCCAGAGAGCCACGTCATAGACGCTGCCCGTGGAAGGAAAGTCGGATGTGGAAATGCTGGCGAGGTAGACGGTATTGCCGCTCAAGGCGAAGGCCCAGAAGCGTTCGACCGCTGCGCTGCCTCCTCCGATGGCATACACCGCGCCTGTCCCCGGATGGCGGGAATAGAGGATGGCGTCAGCGTGATTAAGGCAAATCTCTCCGAGACCTAAATCACTGGTCGTCGGGACTTTACCTAATATTGTGGATTTTTTGGGAATGATGGTTGCCATTATGGAATGGGGTTGCCTCCGGGGGATCGAACCCCGGAGGCGGTGGAAGGACTAGTAAGTGCCTCCGTCGATGGTGCTTTCGAGGGCCGAAACACGGCTGCTCAATGCCGAATCCGCTGAAGTCCTTGCGGAAGCCTCTGAGAGGATGTCTGCCTCTGCGGCGGTAACCCGTGATGTGAGGGCTGTTGCAGCGGTCACCACGTTGTCGATGCGAACTCCGAGCGCGGAATCGGCAGAAGTCCTCGCGGAAGCCTCTGAAGATACAGCACTTGTGCGGGCGCTTACCTCTGCGGCGAGGTCGCTTTCGAGGGTATTGATGTCCGACTCTGCGGTCGTTACTCTACCGGCGAGTGCCGTTGCGGCAGTCGTGAGGGTCGATTCCGCACCTGTCGCACGGGTCACTTCGGCTGCGAGGGCGCTCGAAGCGCTAGCGGCGAGGCTAGTGATCGCTCCGTTGATAGTGCCATCGGCGGCTTGGAAGGCGGCGACGACTTCGGTGAGGGAGTCGAGGGCTGCGCCATCAACATTGCTCAACACATTGTCGATGCGAGTTCCGAGTGCCACTTCTGCGGCGGACGCACGCGAAACTTCTGCACTCACTGCCGAGGTGAGAGTGCCTTCAGCGGCCTGCGCCCGTGTGATTTCCGAATTCAGCGAGGATGTCACTGCGGACACTGCCGAGGTTCTATCACTGATCTCTGTTGCCAAATTTGCAGAAACTACTCCTTCAGCGGCAGTTGCACGCGAAACCTCTGCTGAGACTGCCGAGGTGAGTGTCGAGTCCGCTGCGGAGCGAAGCGAGGCTTCTGCGCTGACCGCGGAATCTGCGTAAGTCTTTTTCGCAAAGACGTTTTCGCCACCAATCGCGAGAACGCCTTCTGCCGTTCCGATGAAAAGTGACTTGTTTAGTGTATCATAAGCCAACTCAGAGAGTTGCAAGGATGAGGGCTGACCACTGCCCCGTTTGATTTTGATGATTGGGTTCGCCATTTGATTTATTGTGTTGGTTTTGTTGGGTTTGTGTTGTTGTTTTGGGGGTAACTAGAATTGTCCGCAGTCGATGGTTTCGAGCATGAGCCGGTAGGTATCGCTCTCCTCGTTCCAAAGCCATTGAACGTGAGTGTCCTGCGCGTGGTAGATGCGGGCGGTCTTTCCTGGAACTGGGAAATCGGCGTAGGTCGGGTAGATGACAATCTGCTTGATGCTGTCGTCCGGCAAAACAAGCGTGAACTGGGAGAGGTCCAGTTGCTGGGTGATGTTGGATTCGGTGATCGTCGTCATGCGTAGGTGGCGGTCTGCCGGTTAGTCCACGCGACATTGGTCGCCTTTGACGTTAAAATAATCGCTCCATTTGAAACGTTAGTCATCATTTTTGTGATTGTCCATTTTGCTACACTGGAGGCTGATCCACTGGCAGGAATATCTGAGTTTAAGAGTTTTCCGTAGTAGTAAATATGGACTTGAGTTGCTCCGTAAGAGGAGAAACCAGACTGCATTTCAAATGCGTGAATGTAGTTGCTTGGATCGCGCTGGGTGGATGGCGAGTAAAGGCCAAGGGCGACAACTACGATTTTCGACCCATTGGGTATGGCTACTGAAAACGTGATCGTGCCAGCGCCTTGGTTGACAAGGTAGTCGGTGGTGGGTTCTTGCGTGACTCCATTTATTGTCACAATGACATGGTTCGGATCGCTCGACTTGAGGCCGGTGATTGTAAATGTCTTAGCGACCCCATTGCCCGCGAGTGTCGTCTTGGCGCTGGAAATTAACCCCGATTGCGGGAGGACAAAGCTGAGAGTCTGATTCGGTGATGTGCCGCTGATGGTGGCAGAAGCGACCCCCGTAGTGACCGTCCCGATGGAAAGCGTATTAGCTGGGCCTTGAATGCCTGTCGTTCCTGCCGTCCCTGCTGGGCCTTGAATGCCTTGGTCTCCCTTCGGGATGGTGAAGGAGAGGATACGGTTCTCTGGAGTTCCTGTCGTGGCAACATTAGCTTGTGTGCCAGCCGCCCCAGTAGTGGTCGTTCCGATGGCAACCGTTCCTGATGGGCCTTGAGGTAGACCGAAGTTGAGGACAGCGGTGTCGTTTGCGCCCGTGTTCGTGACCGTAGGGGGTGACCCCGATGGGAGGTTCGTGACCGTTCCCACGGTGACGAGGAGCGAGGGGTAGCTGACGCCACCAGCAGGACCACCACCCGAAGACTGCGAGGCATCGATGCCATCGCCGCCATTGCGGGAGGAGACAAGCTTGCTGCTCATCCAAGCGGGCTTGATTCGACCCTTGCGTTCGGTCGAGTCCCGGCGGATGGCTGGGCTTTTGGCAAGGGAATCGCTGTCTTTGGCAAGGAGGATCGCCTTGGCGGCATCGCCAGTGAGCGGAATGGCAAGCTTCGATGCGAGATTGGCCGTGAGCAGGTCAATGAATAACGAGTCAAACAATGTGACATCGGTGACCTTGCGGACGTATTCCAGCGTGATGGCCTTGCCTAACCAGACATCCCAGTCGGTTGTCCATCCCGTGGTGACGCCGGGTTGTTTGGTCGTGCCTGCAACGAGGCAGCGGTAGACGACTCCGTTATTGGAGACGGCATTGCCGACCTCGTAGGATCGGTCTACGACCCATGCAGGCGTGCCGGAATCGGCGTTGCTGAGAACGAAATTGCCAGCTACCTCCCATGAGGAATCGCCGGTGGAATAGTCGTAGTCGTTGACCCGGAAGACCCGCAGGCAGTCGGACGGGATCGCAAAGCGATAACTCCATTTGTACTCTGGTCGAGGCAGGGTCTCGATGACGGTCCCGCTCTTCATGGCCCACGTCCACGATCCGGCGAGGAGCATGGCATCGCGCACCTGTGGGTAGAGCGACTTCGCGAGGAGCATCGCCTGCGAGGAGGGACCGAACTGCTCGGCAGTCCCGACCCGTAGGATCGCTTGGCGACAGAGTTCGTCCTCGGTGAGGATAGACGATGGACGCGAGGAGGCACGGGTCTCGACCGCATTTTTCAATGCCGTCTTGCCCGCGAGGAACTGGAGTTCCTTGAATAACTCCTCGGACTTCATTTATTGGCGAGGCGCTGCGGTGGGTTGAGATTCCATGAGTTGGGAAAGCTTCATAGCCAAGGTGACCGTGAGCATGTTCGTGAATACCGGCGGGAACTTGGTCGCATCGGAAACGATGGCGGTGGATTCCAGTTGGATGGTCGGAGTGAAGTTGGTGTGGATGTAGCCGGAAACGATTTCCCATTGGCCAAAGTTCTCGTCCTCATCGACGCCATTGACGCGAAGGACTTTGATAGTTGAGGCAGGAAGGGCATATCGCTTGGCGTAACCGAAGGCCGGAGGCGCGGCGTCTGCTGCCAAGGTTGTTTGCGAGCGTGCAAACTGCCAGTCGAAGTCGGCGAGGAGTTCATTGCGAGTCTGATCGAATAGCGATGTCGCGATAGACATCGGCTCGCCATACGGCTTGAAGACATCGGCACTTCCCACCCGGAGGATGGCTTGGCGGCAGATTTCCGAGACCGAGTTGGCCGAGGTGGTCAAGCGGGGTTTCGCGGATTTCTCGATCAGAATTTTCACGCTGGGGCGTTGCATGGTCTCCATTGCCACGGTCGTCATGGCGGCGACGAGATCACCACTGCCAGTCAGCGGTAGAGCTATCTTCGATGCGATGCGAGCGATGAGCGCCTCGATAAATGGCGCGGGAAATGCAGTCACGTCAGTGATATGAGCGGTGTAATCGATCACAATCGGAGCGCCGATATCCGTGTGGAGGAATCCCCCCATGATTTCCCATTGGCCAAAGTTCTCGGTGGTATCGATGTTGTTGACTCGGAGAACTTGAATCACATCGGTCGGCAGGGTGTATTTCTTCGTGTACCCTTGTGTTGGTGCGGTCCCAACGAGGAGCGTGACTTGTTTTTTCGCGAAGGCCCAAGGCGCATCGGAGAGGAGTTCTTCCAGCGTGTGATCGTAGAAAGAATTCGCAAAGACCATCGGTTGGCCTTTTAAAGTATCGATGGACCCAAGGCGCATGATGGCCTGCTTGCAAATCTGCGAGCGGTTCACAATGGTGTTCGTTGAGGAGGCGTCTGCGACAGAAGTGATTTCCCGTTGCAGTGCTGGACGAGCAATCAAGCTTTCCATCTCCTTCATTGCCGCTATCGCTTGATCGCCTGCGCCAAGTGCCATGGAGAGCTTGTAGGCGAGCCGCACCACGACCATTTCGATGAAGATCGCTGGGAAGGTGGTGTCGGCAGGAACTGCGATGTAATCCACCGAGATCGGGGAAACAAGATTGGTGTGGATGGAGGAACCGACCAGTTCCCATGTGCCGAAGTTCTCCGTGGAATCAATGCCATTGACGCGCAGAATCTTGATGGCCCCTGTTGGGCTTGCGTATTTGAAATCGTACCCGAATGAAAGAGGGGTTGAAGTGATGCCCGATGCCTGCATGCGGGCGAAGCGCCAATCGTAGTCGGAAAGGATTTCGTTGACCGTCTGTCCGTAGAACTTGGCCGCGAAGACAAAGGGTTGCCCTTGCTGCTTGAATGTGTCGGCGCTGCCGACCCGCATGACCGCTTGCCGGATGATCTCCGCTGCGGTCGTGGTGAGAGTGCCAGAGTAGTTTGCGACTGCCTCGACTGCCTCAAGGAGAGCAGGCTTGGACATGAGGAATTGCAGTTCTTTGAAGAGTTCTTCGGATTTCATTGGGCAGGTGTGCTGTGCGTTTGGACTATGCTATTGAGTTTGATGGCGAGAGTGACGGTGAGGATGTGCGTGAAAATGGGTGGGAACTTGGAGGGGTCGGTGATTTTGCTGGTGTAGTCCAACGTGATCGGGGTCGTCAGATTGGTATGGATAAATGTTCCAACGACTTCCCATGTTGCCGAATTCTCGGAGTCATCGATGTTGTTGACCCGGATGATCTGCCCCGTCCCTGCGGGGATCGCGTAGCGGTAGAGGTAACCGGAGCCAGTTGCAGGAGGATTCCCATCTTTTGTAATTGGGAGTTGGGCGCGAGTGAACGACCACTGGAAGTCGGCGAGGAGTTCGTCGCGGGTGACCTCGTAGAACGACTGAGCGAGTGCCATGGGTTCGCCGAAGGGTTCAAACAGATTGGCACTGCCGACACGCAAGATCGCTTGCCTGCAAATCTCAGTCGCGGTCAGTGTGCCTGCGGTGATGCGTGCATTTTGCGTCTTCTCCGTGGCATTGGCGAAGGCAGGCTTGCCGAGCATGGCCATGTAGAGTTCCACGGTCTGCTTGAAGAGGTCTTTACTGCCGGTGAGTGGCATGGCAAGGACGCCTGCGAGCTTGACGGCAAGAAGCTCAGTGAAGATCGCAGGATACTTGCTGGCGTCCGTGATGTTGGCGATGTAGTCCAACGTTACTGGAGAAACGAAATTGGTTTGGAGATAAGTGCCGAGGATTTCCCATTGTCCGAAATTTTCACTCTCGTCGATGTTCGCGACACGGAGTGAGCGGATGTAATCGCTGGGTAGAGCGTACTGGTAGGTGTAACCACCGAGCGGGGTCGTGGCGCTGGTGAGGTTGACCTGCTTGCGGCAGAACTGCCAATCGAACTCAGCTTGGAGTTCAGCGACCGTCTGCGTGTAGAAGAGCGTGCAATACTGCGCCTGCGCGGTCGCATCGGCGAGGGTGGTGATACGGGAATCACCTAGTCGAGCGAGAGCGAGGTTGCAGATGTGAACGTCCGTCATTGAAGCAGTTTGAGAGAGTTAAAAAAGTGGGTGGCAGACATTGTCCCGGTCTGCCAGCGGGGTGCTTGAATTAAGCTTCGTCGCAAGCGATCTCGACGACCTTCTTCTCTTCCATGCGGACAGCGGCGAGGCTGGCAACGGAGCGGATTTGAAGGGAGTGCGAGAGGTCCGTGCGGACGTCCATGTGAGTCTTCAGTCCACGCTCGGCCAAGATCACGCCCGACTTGACGTAGGCGTAGCAGGAACGAACGGTGGAGACTTTGCCGAGGAGTTGGCTGCGGCGGAATTTGAATCCCATGAAGGTATTCAAAGCCCCGTCCACCAAGGCGCGAACGCTGTTGTAGTCTTGGCTTGTGACTTCAATCGTGCGGAGCAGGTCTTGAAGTTGTTTGGCCGAGACCACAATGATGCGCTCCTCTTCCTCGTCAATTTCGTTGCTGTCGAAGAGGAACTTCGCAGCGCGGAGCTTGGCAATGGTGAGACCGCTGTTGGCAGCAGTGCCGGATTCCACATAGTTGACAGGGACCTTCTGGCCTGCTGGCAATGCGGTGGCCGTTGTGCCGGTCGTGCCTGTGAAGGCCGTGCCGCCGAGAGCGCCGATGATGATCGAGTCGCATGTACGAGCATAAGCTTGAGCGTGCGATTGGATGATCGGGGATGTCGGAAGGACAACCTCGCCGAGGAGTTGCTCATCCCATTCGTCTACGAGCTTGGCGCAGTCGTATTGTGTGGGGCGAATCCAACGCTTGGCCATCGCTTGATCGGAGATACGGGTGTCCTTAGAACGATCCGTGATCTGAGTCATCGAGGTTGCGTCGATTTGATTGTAGGATTTTTCCTTACCTTCGATTGAATCGATGGTGACGTATTCTTTCAGCTTGCTGTTCTTTTGCTGAACGAGGTGTTTCCAGTTGCTATCGAACTGGGTTGTGAAGTGATTTGGTACGTTCGTGAGAACGCCGTTTAAGTCGGCCATTTTATTCCTTTAGTTGAGTTGGGTTGGTATCAGTCGAAACCGATGGATTTGTTCTGCTCCCTTCGCTCTCCGAGTGTCCCGTTTGGGGTCAGCGGCGGCGGGTAATTAGGGAGCAGGCTCAACAAGGAGGTGTCTGCTCTGACGCATTTACGTTTCAGCCCGATTTAGTATCAGTCAAAACATATTTTCAAAAATGTTGCGGGGCCGGGAGTCGAACCCGGAACTCAAGGGTATGGGCCTTGCAAGATACCTTTTCTCTACCCCGCGAAATTGTTATCCCTGCTTGAGCAGTCCGGTCACCAGGGTCGCGGCCTCGCGGTCGCCCTCCATGTATCGCTTGTGCCAAGAGTTGTCGGGATTACTCATGATGTCCTTGGCGCGGGCCGAGCCGGTCATAAACTCTGAGCCACTCATCGAGCGCCCGACCTTGTCCTCGCTCATCATTTGCGCCATGCGAACGAATCCACGAACGACTTCGGGGTCCGCGAATCCTTGTGAGTTTGCATTGACTCCAGCGATCTTCGCGGCCTGCTTGGCGAGGCCGATGTTCTTGTCAAACTCCCCTCCCCACTCCTTCTTGAGGGTGTTCACTGCATCGACATGCTGCTTTTCAATCTGCGCCTGCATGCCCTGCATTTTGAAATGCTCCATCCTTGCGTGTTCGGTCACTAGCGCCTTCATCGCGGAGGGCGGTATGTTGTGCTTGTGGGCGATCTCAGCGTAGTTTTTGACGTTGTTGTCATCCCACGTCATGCCCTCTGGGAGCGCATCGGGAGCGAATTTGTACTCGTCAATGGTATCGGGAACTCCGAGCGAACGACGAAATGCGGCGACCTCTTCGGGTGAGGATTTCTCATTCGGTACGCCAAGCTTTTTTCCAATCAGCGCATTCGCATTCGCCAGCGCCTTTGCCATGTCGGGAACGCTCTTGTATTTACTGAGCGTGTCTTTGTAGGCGGCGGAATCCTCCGGGAGGTTATTCGCCCAACCCTCGGCAAATGTGCCGTCCGGGTTGACGTAGCTTGTGGAGTGTTGCGTGGGTGCGGTGGATGTCTCCGTTGCGGCTGGCGCTTCGGCGTTGGTGGCGGCTCCTGTGTCGAGCAAACTCTGCTCGGAGGAGGTGTCGGTGGTGTCTTCCATAAATGGTATCAGTCAAAACAACCCTACTCTTCGGGGTGGTAGCCGAGATGGGTCTCGCGACCGGCGTAGGTCTTTTGGAATTCCTCTGGGGCGTACTCGCGAAGCCACTCGACAAGCGCGATTGTCTTGTCTCCGAGCATGGGGTCCATATCGGGGCGGGGTGGGATGTCGGTGTTCTTCTTGCTCATCTTTTGATGACCTTGCGTTTGGGTGTTTCGATGTCGCCATCGGCAATGACAATGCGGCGAAGCATGGTCTCGATGTGAATGAGAACTCCTCGCTGTCCATCGCGGAGTGCGGCGACCACGGGGTTGAAATCGTAGCCGGGTAGGAAGACCTGCGAGTCGGTCGCGAACTGATGCTTGATGTCAGCGATGATGAGAGCGCCATCTTTCGTGTTGAATACACGGTGGTAGGCATTGGTGAGGCGCTGGCGCTCACGCTCACGCTTGAGGGCGGCAGATTTGTCTTCGGGAGCCATCATGCCATACCGGGGATCATTTGAGCGATTGCTGAGTCTTGCTTCACGCCACCGACCTTGCCGATGGCTGCGGCTTGACGTTCCATCTGCTCGGCCTGCGCTTGGGCTTGTGCGGCCTGCGCTCGTTGTGCGCGGGTCTGTGCGACCATTTCCTCATCCATGAGCCAACGCGCAGGCAGGCCATCGTTTCTGGCCATGTCACGGGTGATCTCGTCAAAGTCAAAGTTGTCCAGCATCTCCGGGCGAAGATTGGCAAAGGGCAGGAGCATCTCACTGGTGCGGATGAAGGCGGCATTCTCAAGCGACTTGATCGCAAGTGCGATCCGCGAGTTGTAGGAGACCTCTGGATCGGGAACCATGCCGGTCATCTGGAAAGCTTCGGGAGGAGGCGGGAACTTGCCAGCACGCGCAAGGACCGCGAAGACCCGGCGAAGGAGCGGATTGAATAGCTCAGTCGTGAGACGAGCGAATGTGGGAGAAAATTGGATGAGCTTTTCGCTCGCACGCTCGGCGACTTCGCGAGCGGTCATCTGCTTCTGTAATTGAGCGAACATCTGGAAAAGGTCCACATGGAATGCCTCATTGATCGCCTTACGCTTTTGCTCGGCCCGCTCGACGCCGATGTCGTAGCGTCCACCGGTTCCCCATTCCTTCGGGGTCGCTCCGGGGTTGTTGGGATCGAAATACGTCACGCCTCCCGCACGCAGGTCGATGTCGCCATCGAACCCAGCAGGGATGAGGATGCGCGGGAAGGCGTGAATCTCTGCCAGAGAATCGAGTTGCTTCTCAAGGAAGTTGAGTTGCTTGCATTCGGGAAGAGCGGTCCAGCTTGGCGAGTAGCCGTAGCACTCGCTGTTCTTCCATTTCAAATAGCGGGTGACAAAGAACGGTTGCTCATCAAATCCCGACTTGAGGAAAACATGCTTGGTCGCCTTCTCCACATAGACAGAGGCGTAGGGCTTGTTGGCCCCATCACGCTTGCCATCCTCGATCTCGCCCGGTCCGCGAGGAGATATGAGGTGGATGCAGGTGAATTTCTTGTTGGAGTTGGGCTTCTCCAAATCCTTCCTCATCGCCTCGGTGAGGGCTTCGATGCCGAACTTGAGCGCGGCCTGCCGAGCCGTGACTTCGTACTCGCGGGAGAGTGTATCTACATACCCCTCGTCATCTTCAGAGATCGCAAACGATCCCATGTCGAGCTTGGTAAAATTGAGTGAGTTGTTCTTGCCACCTTCGACAAGAATCGCAGCGGTCCCGAAGCATCCTCGGTCTAGGTAGAGTTCGTGAATCTCGGTGTAGAAATTGGATCGGCTCAGTTCAGCCTGCATGACCTCGGTACAACGCTTGAACCATTGCTCGACCTCGTCCTCAGACTCCATCGACTTCGGAGGTTCTAAGCTGAACCACCGGCTTTCGAGTGGGGTCATCCAACTCAGTTGGCCATTGGCCAAGATCATGTTTGCCCGCACCGCAGTCGCGTCGAATAACTGCGACTCATCTTCCGTGGTGGGCGATGTGTTCTGCGTGAACATGCCTGCCTTGCGAGGCATCACATACTTTGCAATGTCTTCCCAGAGCGATTCCCAAGAGGCACGCTGATGGACCAACTCAGCATGACGCTGAATGACCTTGTCGGCGAGTTCGGGATTGTTGCCGTTCATCGGGTATCAGTCAAAACTATCCGAGAGTGGAATGATATCCTTGGTTGGATTCACCGGCTAGGATGCTCTTTCGCATGCCCTGCCTGCGTCTGGCTGCGGCGGCTTGGTCGCCGGGAGCATTCTGATCCACTTGAGCGCCGGGGGCGGCTTTGCTCGCCTCCATCTTGCCCATTGCGAGTTGACCATTGTACTTTTGGTTCGCTGCCGCCAACTCTTGATCCCGCATCTGTTTTTGCATCATCGCTTGCTGCGCTTGAGCACGTTCTTCCGCTGCCTTCGTTTGCGCTGCGGCTTCGGCTTTTTCGGCTGCACTTGGACCCTTTGGTCCACCTCCGAACCAAGCTAGGACGGGAGAGAGGATGGGGTTGAGAGTGTGGTCAGTGAGTCGCATCGTGGTTTTATTTTCGAGGTTTCGTAAATTCGGAGCGGTCGATTCCGACGACTCCATGCGACTAACGGAAGGGTGTAAGGGGCGAAATGGCAAGGATTATTTTGACTGATACCACAATATATGGTGATCAGCCAGCAGTTCTGGCACAACCTATGGTATGTGTAGGCGGCATCGCGCCACCGTTCCTCTGTGTCGCGGATATCCACCGGGCGGGCGAGCATGAAGAAGTCTTGGGTGTTGATGACGACTCCATTCCATGCGGTGAGTTCGACCTCTTCCGCGAAGGATCGCGTCTGCGGGTAGCGCCGGTAGAGATCGAGGATTTGGAGTTCCAGTTCGCGTTTCATCGCCGGACCTTTCCGAATCCCCCCCCTCGGAATCCTGCCACCACTCTGGATGCTTCGCCCCGCTCGGCCTTCCGTGGGATCGCGCTGCGATCAACCACCATGCCTCTTTTAATCGCTTGGTGAGAGAGCGAGAACGCATCGGAGTAATGGCTCGACCAGTCATGCACCGGCACATCCTTGATCGTGACCCCATCGCGCTCCTCCTTGGCGTGGTAGGCATCGAGCGCCTCTAGTCCCTCGGCGCATCCAGACTCATTGATTGAGATGCGCGGGAACGCATCGTTGGCAAGATTGATCCCATCCCATACCGATATCTGCCTCGGCACAGGACAGACGCCGGTCAACCCGCTGCGACCGAGCGCCTCTTGCCAGAGTCCTCCGACTTCCGCTGCGGCGTCATGCGGGATGAAGTGACCACCGTAGCCATACTGGCGATCCTTGAGCCTCGCAGCCCAGTCTGCGGGCGTAGCGCACTCATCTGAACCAGAGAGCGCCTCGATGTAATTGATGCGGTCACCGACCATCTGCCAGACCCACACCTTCTGGTTGAGCGGAGCGCCAACATCCCATGAGGTGTAGACCGGCAGTTCCTTGAACCAGAGGATGTCGTTGGTCACTCGTTTCTCAGCGCGGGCCTTTTCAAGTGACCGCACATAGATCGCCCCCGGACGTCCCACGTTGAAACTGCATTCGTATTCTTGCTGATAGGCATTCTCGGTCGTGCCTTTTCTAATGTCATCGAGTTCGGCAGCAGGAATGATCCCCGACTCGCTCGCACGTTGCATAAGCGAGAACCACTCGCTGTCCGCGCACGCCCTGTTCCACTGCTTCCAGAAGAGATTCCTGCCCTTCGGCGTTCCAACCCATGTCGCCCATCCATTGTAGTCGGTGAGCGTAGGTCGAATGACAGAATCCCATGCCGCTGGGTCAAGGTCGGCTGCTTCGTCCATAACCACGCCATCCAAATAAATTCCGCGCATGCGCTCGAAAGCTTCGCCAGAGTAGAGGCGAATCGTAGCTTGGTTGTGGAAGGTGATCGCGAGATCGGCCTTGTTAATGACCACGCCTGGTATCTGCGAGGTGAACTGGACAAGATATTTCCACGCGATGTCCTTGGCCTGCTCGCGGGTCGGAGCCACATAGGCATATCGGAGCGGTGGCCCGCTGCGCTTATGCTGTAGCGCCTTCACGATGAGGTCTTGGATGCACACGAAGCTCTTGCCAGCGCGGCGATGCAGGACCATCACGGCCCAGCGTTGCGTTCGGTGCAGATAGCTCGCCAACTGAGGGCGAGGCACAATGGCGATGTTAATTTTGGCCACCGATGGTGAGGTTGATTTCCAACGCACCGACGATGTCGAGCTTCTCTGGTTCGTTCCACCCCATCGCCTTCGCCAACATCTCGCCGTATTTCGCGCACGTTGAGGATTCTGGCGGCATTTCCATGAACCGCTCGCGGAGTGTTTCGAGGTAAGTCTCTCGCTTGTAGGTCATCTTCGATTCCACCTTGGCGCGGAGTTCTTCCACTCTCTTAGTGATGTCAGCATTTTTCAGTAATTTCTCACCGCTCTGTCCTGCTCCATTTTCGGAGTAACCGGCTTTGACATAGGCTTGCGTGATTGAGAGACCGCTCGCATAGGCTTGGCAGAACGCTTCTTGTTTGGGGTTGATCTTCATATTTGTTGGGTATCAGTCGAAACTTGTCTTGACAAGAACGGAGTTCCCCCTTTTATAATCCCCACAGCTTCGCGTATTTCAATGGTCGTCATTTCTTGCGCTTTCGTTTTGCACTTGGCTTGGCGGAACGTGATTTCGATGGTTTCCGGGTCGTCGTCTTCGATGAGGTGAGCGTAGCGGAGTTGGTCGATGAGAGGCTTGCAGCCGCCTGCATAATTATCGGCATCGAGGAGCCGCACGGCATGGCGCGTAATGATGAGAGTAGTGCGAGGCGTGCGCGTTTTTTCTCCTTTTGGAGGAGGGTCCAGTGCTGGCCGAGCAGGCGGTTGAGGCTTGGGGTTGTGTATCCCGGCAGTTGAAGAGTGAGAGTATGATCCATCTGGGTTGGGTCTGTATCCGAGCTTTTCGAGTTGGTCATGGGTCCAGTTCACTGCGCCTCCTTTTTCAGCAGATCGAGGATCGCTTTAAGCAACCTCGCTTCCTCCCTCGCATCGTCGCGCTCGCCGCAGACCTTGTTGATTGAAAGCATATGCTTGGTGGCGAGGTTGTCGCATTGCTGCCGCAAAATGTCGCGCTGGCGCTCTAAACTCTGCGCCCACCCGGTTGGCACGACATGGTTGCCTCTGGCGATGTCATCTGTTTGTGGTGTCTTCATAATTTAAAATAAAAATTCTTGGCGGCGACGAGCGGCTTCGATTTTGCGGCGTTCCGGCGTGGCTTGCCAAAAGCGTTTGCAGGCGGCGTCAATGTCGCCCTCCAGCTTGGCCCACCACCTGTCCGCCCGGTCGGAGCCGCAGGATTCTGTCCCTGCGGCCCCTTGGCATACAATCTCGCGATTAGAACGAGATTTCTTCTTCATTTCGGGCGATTTTGAGGCGTTCGTTGAGGTCGGCGATGCGGTCTGGAGCAAGGGTTTCCGCAGCACCTTCCAGCGGGTTGATCCACTTGATCTTGAATCTGGCCTCGCCGTTGTATTCCTCGGCCTCCACCGTGATTTTGCACCTCTGGTTGAGGAACGGCGATTTGCCAGAGGAGAGTGAGGCGATGTCCCACTCGCGGCCAAAAGCCTCGTCAAGGGTCTTCGCCGTCCGTGTTGCCGCCTTCTCCGATAGCCAGCCCTGCCAGACGATTTCGCGCCCATGCTGGTCGCTGGCCGGATCGTCAATGAGGAGCGGGAGACGGATGAAATCCGTGCCGGTCTTCGTCTTGCCGAGCCATCCGTTGCCGGGTTGCTTCACCTTGGCAATGAATTTGCCTGCCGAGGTGACGTATTTGGTTTGTTCTGCGAGTTCGTGTGTTGTCATTTTTCTGCGTTGATGATGTTTGTAAACTCCGATAACCGCCGGAGGATCGGCTCGCCCCTGTCGGACGAGAGCATTTTTCTGATTTCACCCTTGACGGCATTCGCCGTCCAGATGATGGGCAGTTCGTGGGAGGATCGGTGTTCCAGCAGGTCGAAGAGTTCTAGCTCCGACCGCTCGGTCATCTTCTGCTTACCGAGGTCATCGAGGAGCAGCACTTTGGTGCGGCGGCAGCGGGCGAGCGTGTCCTCGGCCAGCGCCTTGGATTGGTTGTCATCATGCCACTGGTCGGCGCAGGCTTTAGCGAATGCCGTTGAGGTTATCCCGAAGACCCGCAGTCCGCTGAAATGCAGTCGCTTGAGCAGTATCCATGCCGCTCTGGTCTTACCGCAGCCCGCTGGGCCAATGAGGCCCATTCCAACTGGGTTATACTGCCATGCCTCGCATTCGCGCAGGAAGGCGCTTGGAATGCGTCCGATGTCGCTTTGGCGGTAGAGTGGTGGACATAGGGCATGGAATGCCTCCTGCCGCCTCTCCTGCTCCGCTGCGGCCTGCTCCTCGCGGAGCTTCTCGGAGTGCCGAGCGAGGCAGTCCTCGCACAGCACTCGGAGGTTCGGGAAGTAGCGCGACACGTTTTCATCTGGTAGCGGGACCGACTCGAAACATTCCTCGCTCGCACAGGGTTGGTAGGTGGTCACCATTGCTCGACCTCCTCGACTTTGGCTGGGGCCAATGCCGGTTCCACCTTGTTGAGCCATCCGATGACAAACATCCGGGTCTTCTTGCGTCCGGGGCGGGCGAGAAGCCATGCATCCATTTTGCGAGACTCGGCCTCGACATCGACATTCGGGTAGTGCCTCCGCATTTCAGCCCAGAACTCCTCATCGAGAAGATAGGATTTTTTCGGAGCGCCTACTTCTACTTTAGTAGAAGTATTAGAAGATGAAGATGAAGATGAAGAAGAAGGGGTTGGCTTTTGCTTAACCTCGGTGGATAAGCAAACGCCAACCTTCGGGTTATCCTTCAAGGTTGGGTTGCCACCGAGGTGACCACACGCAGCCCGCTTATTACGAAGCTCTTCGTCCCGAATCATCCGGCGCGAAAAGATCACACCCTCCTCGTCGGTCTCGAAAACGCCAGCCTCGGCGAGTTCTGCCAGACACCCTTCCGTTTCCTGCAAGGTTAGCCCGCACATACGAGCAAGGTTGGGTGCAAGGATAACCTTATGGTTAACCTTGAGGTAACCATAGGGTGAACCTTCATGCATGAAGCAAAGGATATCCATCCAGAGTCCGCGAGCCGCCGCGCTACAGGACCGCAGCCCTGTGTCGCGCAGCCAGTCGCCGGGGTAGAATTGAAATGCTGGGCGCTTAGTCATTTCCCACCTCCAAGAATTCTCCATGCTGTTGCAGCCACAAGTGGAACTTGTCCGTTGCCAATGGCTTTAATGCGCTTTGACCTATCGGCCACATCATCCTCTCTTCTTGCCAAGAGGGGTTTAATGTCACCCTCTCTGCCATTGAATTGGATGTTAGCCAACTCTTGCAAAGAAATCTTGCTACCCGATCCCCCTTGTATAATTTTGCGAGAGATGCCGGTTTTGACCATGTGTCTCTGCATTCGGAGGCTACTGGGGTAGGCCAAAATCCATATCCTTTTTCTGTAGTGGTTTGCTCCAACATTATTCGCTCCAATAACTCCCCACGATGCATCATACCCCATTTCGGCAAGGTCACCGATAACCACGGCAAGACCTCGCTCCACAAGCAACGGTGAGTTTTCCATGAATGCGTATCGAGGTCGTATTTCACCAATGATTCTAGCCATTTGTTTCCATAGACCACTTCTTTCCCCATCAATTCCTGCCCCCCCTCCTGCGCTTGATATGTCTTGGCAAGGGAATCCTCCGCAGACAACATCGACTTTTCCTCTCCACGGAGTTCCGTCGAAGGTGCAAACATCGTCCCAGATTGGGAACTTTGGAAGGATTCCATCCCGCTGCCTTTGCAGCAGGACTTTCTGGCAATAAGGTTCAATCTCGACAGCACACACTGGGGTATGTCCGAGAAGGATGCCGCCGAGGATTCCTCCCCCTGCTCCAGCAAATAAGTGTAGCTCATTCACATGCCCCCCCTACCAGCGAATACTCCGCGACCCGCTTGCCCGTGGTTGTCTTAATCTTGCGCTCAGTGATCGGCCAACCCGCCTTGCGAAGCTCGCAGACGCGAGCCGCCAGCCGGAAGCAACCGAATAGGTTCAGCGCATCAATCGGCGTCACCCGGTGACCGCCGCGCAGGTAGCCCAGTATCGCGTTCGCCTGCGTAGGGCGGGAGTGACCGAATTCTAGTTCTGGCTGGGTCATTTCACCCTCGCTTTCTTGTCCTCGACGAGTTTGACGATATCGGCCTTGCGTTGGGCATGCTGCTCCTTCACCGGCATTCCCATCTTCTCATGCCACTCTCGGTACGCCTTGCCACCCATGTCGTCGCCCATCGCCTTCACAAGGTCATCGAGGCCCGACTTCCCCGCCACCGCTGCCGAGACGATGGCGATCCTGTCGAAGTACTCGCTGCCGGTCTGGTGCTGTAGCTTCCATCCGGGTAGCGCCCCGCCATCGAGCAGGAGTTGCTTTGCCGCATCCTTGAGAGGCTTGAGAAACTCTTTCTCAAAAATCGATGCCGCCTTCAGCACCTTCGCCAAGCGAGTTGGATCGGCGAGGACGTTCTGCCGCACCTCGGCCAATGAGACCTCCGACTCCACTGCCGCCAGCGTCTGAACCACCGGCTCAACGACCTGTTGGCATGTGTCCTTCTTAATACACCATGAGCAGTACTCATTCGCGCAGGGTTGCTTGTTTGGATCGTTCACCGTCTGAACTATTCCGTTCACCCAAGCATCCGCCTCATCGTAGGTGTAGCGGTAGTGGACAACCTCTTGCTGGTCGCAGAACAGCAACACGCACTCCCACTCATTCACGAATTCCCGCGCCATGTTGCCCAAGGCGTATGCCGCCTGCTGCTTATGATACGTTCGTGGCTGGCCCGACTTTAGGTCCATGGAAAGGCAAAGCGCCTCCACCCGCGCATCCTCCGTGCCGACATGGGAGAGGTGCGGGGTAACAACCTTGAGTTGCGACTCATCGCTGATGATCGGATGACCCTGCGCCAAATCCTTGGCAGTCGTGACCGCCCACATGACTGAGTCCTGCTCCAAGTCGGAGAGCGCCAAAAATGGCTGGCGCTCGCCCATGAGAAGACCCCGGAAGGCCAAATCCATCCGAGTCCCACGCTCTGCCGCAGGGCCAGAGACGGGGTTGCTTTCAAAACAAGGACACAGGTCGAGCTTGTCGAGAGCGGAGTGGCGGATCGTCGCGCTCATCTTTGCACCTCCGATTCCTTTTCAATGCGCTCAATGTCTTCTGCCCGGTATTTGGCATCACGACCCAGCTTGTAAACTGGAAGGATGCCAGCGGCCTCGCGGCGTTTTAGTGTGGAAATTGATACCTCCCAACGCATCGCTAATTCCCTTCGCGTTACAAAAATCTTTGGAATTGTTTGGATCATGCGACCTCCTTCAGCACGGCTTCCAAGAATCGTGGCGTGTTCGACAGCACCCGGTTGCGGTAGCCCTCATCCGAAATGTCGCGGAAGGTCTGCCCCTCGGCGATCTGGCCTTTGGCAATGAGAAATGCGTTGACCTGCTTCTCATGCTCGAAAATGCGCTTCTCCAACTCGTCCGCCCATGAGGTATCATTTGATACCACCTCGGCCTCGATGACAGGTGTCGCAGGAACTGCAACAGGCTCGACCACCACCACCGGCGCTTCGATGACCTGCTCGACCTTCACTGAGCGTGGCGCTGTTCTAGGCGCATCAAACTCGCCAACCTCTTCCGGGGTGTACATCCCGTTGAGTACCGCAGGGAATGTCGCACGGACCCCCTCGCTGATCACCCTCGCCCGCAGCATTTGCCGTGGATACGAGCGCCAGTTGTCTTTGCCGCCCAGCCCCGCCGCCTTGGCCCGCGCCATGTCCCAGTCGATGCGGAGCGATCCGCCCGCAGGGTGGCTGAATGTCGCCGCCACCTTCTCGTTGGTATGGTCGTGCCACTCCACCCGCCCGCCGCTCTGCTGGAATCTCGCCAGCATTGAGTCGCTCTTGAGCGATGCGCGGCCTTGGATAATATGGTAGTCGCTCGCCACCGATCCGGGGTGACGCCCCTCGGCAGTCGCCACGATCATCAAGGCGAGTGCTTGATCCGCTGTCTTCATGCCGAAGAGGCCCGATTTCACGATGGCGTTGGCCATCACCTGCATGTCGCCCAAGGCGACTTGTGTGTTGACTTGTTGTGTCAGTTGTGTATTACTCATTTTGTTATTACTGCTTTTCTTGTGGTTTAACTTGCCCCGTTGGATTGCCGTCCTTCGGGGCGCTTTTCTTGTGTTGAGGACAATCAGTCCTCGAAATCTTCAAATTCACGCCACCGGCGCCGGCGCTCGGCGTGGCGGCGATACCTCGCGAGAATGTCTGCCTGTCCCAAGCGATAGCTGGCATAGCAGGAGCCGAGGGTCAGTACCGCGAGAGCGAGGCCAAACGTGGCGCTCATTTCGACACCCTCCATGCGACCGCGACCAATGCGAGTGCCGGTCCCACGGCAAAAAGGAAATCAAGGAAGTATCCGATGGATCGGCAGACGTAGGCGGGGTCGCTCACTTAGCCCTCCTGTTCGTGGTCGAGATTTTGCGGCGGCGATACCAGTTCTCCAGCACGGCCCTCGAAATGCGGTGACCGACTCGGTTTCCGAATGGTTTCGACGCCTCAATGTCGCCCGATTCTAGCAGGCGGTAGATCGTCTTTTTCGATACCCCCATGAGGATCGCCGCCTCCGTTGTCGTTATCTCGTCATTTGTTGTCATATTGTATATGGGTTACTAAAACCTTTGGTAAAAAAAACTAAAGACATAGACATGTAAGTGCAGCATTGACAGAGGTTACTAAAACCGCTTCCAAAAAAAACTCAACTTGGCGACTAACTGGTCTTTTGCTTTTTGATGCCACCACCCGAACTCGCTCGACTAACTCCCTTGGAAGTCTGACGCTGAACTGCATCTTTTGTTGCTTGCGCGATTGCGATGTAGTCGTCTGGCGTGAGTTCTGTGTTGCGTGTGGCATGAGTAAGAATTTCTTCAATGAAAGCGGTTATCGTCAAACCACGCGATTTCGCGGCTTTGCGAACCCGACGAGCAAGCGTTCTCGGAATATAGAATCCGATCACTTCTTTATCAGCGGCGTGTTGGTTTGGCATGACGAGAAAATTTCTACTCTAGGTTACTATAACCTCACAACAATTATTTTTAATGGGGTGATCACCTACCCAATTAAAACTATTGACATCCGCATAAATACTACCTCTGCGGGCGAAATTATTTTTTCACCTTTGCTCTGTTCTCAAGCACTTTTGCAATGAGACGCTCCCGATTTTTTTGATACCAATCTGATTTGCGTTTCGCCTCGGCGTTCTTGAAAGCGAGGTCGGCGGCGTACTTCGTCCTGTACTGCCGAGCCATGAATTTCTTCTGAATTTTCTTGTCTTGGTATGGCATATTAAATCCTCCACCACGCCTTCTCATCCGCTCTGGCAGCAGGAACAGCGTAGACACGTTGCACCATCGCCGAGTTGGAATGCCCCATCTGGAAGGCAGTCAGATTTGGACTCTTGCACTTCGCCAAGTGATAAGTCGCGAACGAATGCCGCAACGAATTCTCTGGGAACCCATCCCAGCCTAGTTGCGCGGCCAACCGTCTGCGCTCCTCGTAGAATGCACGCGCACTACCCGGAACAATGCGCCCCTTCTTTCCAATGAAAAATTTCTTTCGCTTATTCATCGGTTCCGTGAAATCCACGATACGGTCCATCATGCCGTCATGCTGCTTGGAGACCTCCGGGCGAACATAAACCTGCCCCGCCTTCACATCGATGTCCTCCCAGTTCATGCGTTGAACCTCAATCGAGCGCAGGCCCGCGAACCCGCCCAACAAAATCGATGCCCGCATCAAGTCACTCATCTCCGCATCCAACAGCGCTCGCATTTCCTCAGCATTGAGGATGCCCTTCCGCGACCTCGGCTTTGGGCAGTCCACCGCACGAAACGGCGACTTGTCCAGCAGGTCCATCTTCACGCACCAGTTGAAGAATAGCCGCACATACCGATACACCGTGGCCCGCTGCGTGTCCGACCCCTTGAGTTTGCCGAACCACTCCACCATCATCATCGGAGTCACCGCCTTCAGCGGGCAGCGTAAATCTCGCGACAACCAACCGCACACTTTCTCCACCTTCTCGCGATGGGATTTCGATTTGTTGAGGAAAAGCGGCATGAAGATTTTCGCAGCACCGGCCAGCGATGGCCCGTCCTTTTCCTCCAGCGAATCGAGACCTCCCTTTTGTAGTTGCTTTAAAATGCGAGGTGCGTCAGACCATGCCTGTCCTTCGGTCTGATAAAAGTACCGCAACCGCCGCCCAGCCACCTTTGCTGGGATATCAAGTTTCCACGGTGAGGTGCGGCGAGTCTTATCGAACGTAACTTGATGAGTCATAACTGGACACACCTTGTGCCACTTGTGCCCAATCTTCAACCTTTATTTGTCCAAACAAGTAAAAAGGAGTCTCACGGAGTCCAGACACAAGAAACCCGCAGAGTCTGTATTAGAGAGCTTCTGCGGGTTCATCTTTAAGAGATTACCGGCGGTCGGGATCGAACCGACACTCATTGCTGAACGAGATTTTGAGTCGCGTTGGGTGCGTTGTTTTGCAGTTGTTTAGATTTACTTGTGCCAGCTTGTGCCAAGCCTTTTGTAAGTTTTTGATGCTTTTTTGTAAGTAATTGATCAACGACTTACGGAACGCGATTCTCGCTCTCTGCGGGAACGCGACTATCTAACAACAGGGCGGATGCGGATGAAGTTTCGGGCGATGCTTTTTTGCCGCACTTTCCGCCAAACTCCATCTCCAGCGTCTGAGTCACGCTCGCCTTTGCCATTCGTGTTGCCCTCGATGGTGATGATCTGGTGGCCGGAATCGCTTTCCACTATGCCGACATGACTGAAATCGAAGACGACGATGTCGCCCGGCTTCGCCCACTCGCGGTCGTGCAGGACGATGGTGGTCTTTGGGCGAGCTTTGGCCCAGTTCAGCATGCCGTAGGCGAGAGCGGTCTTTGGTCGCCATTCCTCCGGCGTGGATACTTTGAGGTTGAGCCACTCGCGGACGCCGGGCTTGTCGAGCCACTCGCGGACGCACCAATCCACGAATGCCGCGCACCACGGCCAATCATCGGGCGTGAGGTTGGTCGCTTTTTGAAAGTTGCGGATCGCTGCGCCGTTGTTGTTGCCGCCCACTTCACGGACTCCGACTTGCGATGCGGCGATTTCTGCGAGGAGTAGGTTCATTCCATGTCCTTTCGTGCGTCCCAAATAAAATAACCGACAAGCAGTATTGGAATTATTGCAAAGATCATTTGTCCTTGAGGGCTTTGGCTTCGCCGAATTTCTGCCACGCGAAAGCGAGGTTGGCGTCTCCGGGTCGCTCTGGTTGAGTCACTGGAAGGTATTTCACTCCCAGCGAAAATTGCAGACTGCCGAGTTCACCCACGCGATCCCCGAATGGCGGGACTGGAACGCTGACGCAGGAAGTGAGAAACGCCATCGCCAGACAGGCAAAGGCGAAGAGGATCATTGCGGTGGCGATCCAGCGTGGTGTCATCACCGTTCCCATGGAAAATTGCGGTTGGTCATCGTCCTTTTCGTAGCACGTTTATTAATCCCGTTAATCCTAGCCCGGTCGCCACGATTTGGTTCTGGATGTCTGGCGAGAGGTGAACCCCAGCCGCAGTGGCCAGCAAAATTAAACCCCTCCACGTCGAGTTCTCCGAGAGACGATCCAATATGTAGAGTAGTGCTTTCATAGTCATGGTATCAGTCAAAACAGACAAGCTGTCAATCTTCGGTTGTGGCGTTCTTTGCCACACCGAAGAAGTCGGAGGCAATGTGAGTGAGCGATGCGGCTGCGGCTGCGCTCTGGTTGAACATTCCCATGAGAGAAACCATGCCGTCGATGTCCTTGAGGACACCTTCCATGTCACGTTCGCCATCGAGGATGTCGGGGATGTGCTTGATGGCCCGGACACCACGCTCAAAGTTGATGAGGTCGGAGCTTTGGTGGTATTGGCCGAGTGCGGCGTTGATGCCCTTCTCGATGTAGTCGCCTAGATAGGGAATGCCCTGCAATGGTTCCGTGAGCATTGCCACGCCGATTCGCTTCCAGTTCCATGTTTTGTCGTCGAAGAGTTCATCATCATCGTCGTCTTTCATGTCCTTCCATGCATTGCGGATGAAGGCTCCCATGGCCAAGTTGAATAGAACGAAACCAAGTGCTGCTGTTCTATACTGACCTTTTGACCGGTTGGCTTTTGTATACGCGAGTAAGGCGAGATTC